ATATCCAGTAGCTCCATTCATCAATCTTACTATTGTTCCTGGGACAGGAGCAGGTAAGATAATAATTTTATTTGCATCATCGCAAGTTACAACTGTAAACTGTGACCCTGCTGTTAAAGTACCAGTGGTAGTTCCATCAACCGTAGCAGTCGCTGTTCTAGCAACATATCCTAGATTAGCAGTTGCGTGCATAGCATCTGTAACAACCCCAGCAGCAATAGTCAAAGCACCAGTATTTGCTAATGTAGCATTTCCACTCATAGTTTGAGCATGAGCAGCTCCATCAGCTCCCCCAACTAAAATTTTTCCATCTGCAACTGCAACCATTGATTCAAGAACTTTCTTAGCTCCAATAGTTAAAGCACCATTAGCAGCTAAAGTCGCATCGCCACTCATTGTCTGTGCAGCTCCAACACCACCTGCTGTACCAATAAGGATTTTTCCACTAGCAATTGCTAATTTTCCTTCTGTGATACCAGCAGCAGCATTAACGTCTGCATTTACGATAGCACCATTTGTAATTGTAGTTGAGTCAACTGCATCATAGGTTGTGACACCTGTGACTGACCCATCGCCATCAATCTGCGTCGGATTTATCGTTATACTTACTGTAGGCATAATTTAATTGTTAAAAAAATGGAGCGGGGAGTTATATTCAACTGACTCCCCGCAATAAAATTAGCTCTTAACTAGAACTCCAAAATCATCTCTCATCTCTTTAACTCCATAAACAGTATCTACAACTACAAGTGTTCCAAGTTTCTCCAATTGATATTCAGTCTGTACTCTTGGAGCTTGTGCCATAGCCAAAGCAATAGCATCCTTGTGGAATAGCATGTTGTTTGTATTATTTCCAGATTTAACTAGATTTGTAGACATGTAAGTATTTACTCCATAAAGCATGCCTATAGAACCAGTTTCTACTGGACGACCTCCAATGTAATCACTAGAAGTATATGCAGCTAAATCAAGCAAATCTCTTTTTACGTCTGGACGGAAAACAAAATATCTATTTTCCATAGGAACATCATTCAAGTCTAGTTGTTCAATAGAATCAAGAACTACATCAGTAGTAATCGCAGTATTATAAGTTCCGAATGTCTGAGAGAATCCAGAAGCTAGAGCGCCTAAAGCATAATCTACAGCTTTAGCAATAGATGTTGATGCTCTTTCTGTATAAAGACCTCTTAAATCTCTATTTGCTTTCAATTGTGCAATATCTTCAACAATGAAAGATGTTTCTTTATGTGCACTGATAAGAATGTCTGTATTAGTTTCTGTTGGAGCTTGTAAACTTACATCTGCATTAGAAACTTTATCATTTGCAACTAGATTACTTAGAGATGGTACATGTATAGTATCACCCGTTTTTGCCTCTTTGTCAAATCTCCAAACTAGGTTAGCAAGAACCATTTTTGGATTAGTAGCCTTAATAATCTCTTTACTCCACACCTCAGGAATAAATACATCTGCTACTGTAGGATTTATATTGTTACTCATATCTTTCTTTTTGGTTAATTTAATATAACCTGCTCTTTAATCTAAAACTATAAACCGAAGTCAATAGCTAGGAATACAGTTCCATCACCAGTTGTAACGTCTGTAGCCTGAGTTTTACATTTAACTTCAATGGCTTCGCCAGCAGCAAATTCTACATAAGGATTTGCAGCAGTAGCATAAGTTCCGTCTGGAGTAAATGCTTCTGAGAATCCAATAGCTGCATTATCACCAGGAGTAAAAGTTCCTACTTCATTTCCAGCAACGTATAGAGCGATTACACCATCAACAACCATAGCTCCAGTTGCTTCTGTCAAAACTCCAATACATTCCTTAACATTGATTGTTCCAGCACTAGGTGCAGTAATAAGGAATTGAGAAGTTGTAGCCGCATCAGATACGTCTAGCGCACCCTCTTTTGAATAAATTTTCAACATATTCTTTTTCATTGTTATATTATAGTTCTCCATTCTCCATCATGGTCACAACCTTATCAAATTCCTTAGAATTTGGGTCTAACCCTCTGATGTATTCAGGAGTAATCTGATTACCTTTCTTATCACTAGCTGATGTAGTAATATCACTACTTGGACTCAACACTTTTCTTTTAACAATTTTTTTCCCAGAATCCTGTAAAGATTTAGCAGCATCACTCAAAGGTATTTGTCTTTTAAATGATATAAACTGTGCAATATCCATTGAATCATCATCTAATCCAGCTTCTTGTTGCACTCGTTGTCTATCAGTCATCATTGATTGCTGTGCTAAAATTCTTCTAACAGTTTGCTCAAGTTCCTGTTTTCTAGCCACTCCTAGTCTGTCCAGTGTTGCTAATGCAGCACGTTCATCATCAGAATAGCCATCTTCTTGTTTCTGGGGTTGGATTGACTGTTCCTTAAGTTTCTTAATTTCTTGAGTTTTACGGGTATAATCTGCCATTCGCATATACCCTTTTTTCAATTCATCAAGTTGAACTTTAGTACCATCTGCCAATTCAACTTCATCGGTTTCCCCTTGTTGTTCATTAGTGTCGTTGCCCTCTTGGGACTCTGACTCTGGTTGGTCTTGTGACTCCTCAGTAGGTTGTTCTACTTCTTCAGTAGAATCCACTTTTGGTTGGTCTGTAGACTCCTCTGTCTTAGTCTTAGTCATTATTGATAAGTTAAGTAATAGATTTACTTGTGACTACAGGTGAGAGCAGGAAACCTATAGTCACGGGGAAACCTATTACTAAATGTCAAAGTTCACATTATTATCTACGAAATTCATCAGTGTACGAAATGCAGAATTTTCAGATTGTATTTTTAAAGCTTCTTTACTATTCAAATCTATATAATCAAATTTACTTCTATTTAATTTTAAACAACTCTCCATATATTTTTTTACTACCTTCCATCCCTGACCATTAGACATAATCTTTATAGCTTCTCTATCTTTATTAATTTCCTCAGCCTCTCTTTGTAATTCTATATCTAAAAGATTTAAAGTTTTTTTATTTTTAACGTAAGTATTTAATCTTTTAAAATCAATCATGCTAATTGCTGATTAGGTTGTGATGGTTGTAATGGCACTTTACCTCCTGGTTGTGCAGGATTAGATGGCATAGGATTTCCTCCACCTTGTTGCATTGTCTGAGGCTGTTGCTGTAAAACATATTCATCAGGATTAGATTTATTGTAATTATATTTCAGCAAATCTTTCCATATCTTTGTTAAATCTATCTGTACTCCTAGTGAAGCAAATTGAGCAGCAGTATTAGCTAAATTTACAGCATCTTGTGCTTTACCTTGTGCTGACCCATAAGTAGTTGAACCCGCTTCAACCTGTATTCCATATTTATATAAAGCATCGGTAAATATAGTTTTATCAACTACTGTAAATTTATCCTCAGCTTCACTTGTAGAAATGTTATCTTGCATAACATCATCTTCACTTCTCTTTCTTCTGATTACAATTTTATCCTCGCCAAATTTATCTGCTAATACTAGCCACATCATTCCCAATTCAGAAATAGAATCTTCAAAATGGTCAACAACATTAGAAACCTGTGAGTTCATTTGTGCATCTCTACTTTGTACTCCAGTAGCAGTATTAGTAAATCCTTTTGAACCACCTCTATCTGTATAATCTATTGTCTGTGATACAGTCTGAAAATCTTTATTTATCTGTGCTTCTTCATTTATTCCACTGACAGGTTGAATAGGCTTATCTAATGGTCTTAATACCGAAGTAACATCAGAACCCAAAGGTAAATCAACTGGAATTATGTTGTTCGGTTTATGTAATAACTGAGAAGGGTTAATATTAGCGTTCCTATTGTAAATCCACTCAGGATAATTAACAGAATTATTAAAATCAATTCTAGCATTTCTTATGTTATTATACTCAATTTGTAAACCCTCTAATGGCTCTACTTCCCCAATAGCATAAAACTCTCCATTTACAACTCTATCTGCAAATTTAACAAAAGGTCTGAAACCTAAATCATTTGCTTCACACTTTATAACGTATTCTGGCTGTCCCTCCTTACAAATTGCCACTATATGATACTCTTCTTCATCTTCTGGTTTATCAGTAGGAGAAAAAACTCCCCAGAAATCACAAATTGTCATTTTATTCTTATCTATTTCACTAACTCCAGGCTCAATCCCCTTATCACTTTCCTGTTGTTCTTTTTCTGGATTAGAAATAGTAGAATCCAATGCTTCAACATCAACATCTTTTAATTCAGATAAGTCATATTCATCTTTCATATTCCATAATTGCCCCCAACGTACATCATTTATATAATGTAATACACCTACTCCTTCTTGAAATGACTCAACCCTAGGGTCAACCTTAAAATCAAATATAGAAATCACTTTAGCAGTTGGATGTTCACTAATAACCTCTAGTTCTTCCACCTCCTTACTAACGGTTTCTCCAGTTTCTTCATCAATTCCACTCTCAGTAACTATTTTTTTCTTAAATTCTTGCTTCCAATCAGCTTTCCATGCCGAAACACCAAAAATAAAGCCATCTTTTACATATTTTTCACTAATTCCACGCATTTTATTCAAATACCACCAGTAATCAAGCGTTTCTCTAATAATTCCTACCGCTTCTCCAGCCTCATTTACTCTGGCAGATACAATGAACTTAGGATTATGCTTAACTATTGAAGGAGTTTTCTTCTCAACTATTTCAAAAACCTTAGGAATAAATATATCACTCTGTCCTGGAAGCTTTTGCTCATTTTCAAATACACGATACATTCTCCACCAATCATACCACTTAGGACGCAACCTATTAGTTAATGTATCAAACTCACTATTTACATCTTGTAACCACTTTACAGCTCTTTTCTTAATATCAGACTTTATCTTTGACATTATTTTTTTTGTAAATAACCTTGTGTGGGGCTATGAATTAAAAAATCTGCTTTTTTGAAGATTTTTTTAGCCTACTAAACCCCACATTTGCAGTGACTTTTACGTCAATCTACACTTCGTAAGCCCACATAAAGTTATTTCCTGCGTGCAATAGAAGTTAAGTGTATCGCACGTTCTTCTTTCATTTTGTAAAGTATCTTTATCCTCCCCTTACACTTCATATTCCTACATTCCACATCCTCCTCTCTCATATCCTTATACTCATCTCCATACTTCTTCTTGACTTCTTCTCCAAATATGTTGTAATCTAATCCACAATTAGCACATATTCCTCTCCAACCAATGTGGTCAAATGGATGTCTTTTGGCTATAGCCTGCTCTAGAATTTGTTTATACCCCAATTTGAAGATTGTTCATTTTCTACATACATTATACTCCTTTTTTTTATAAAAGTCAAGAGTAATTTATAATTACTTCTAATGAAAGTATATTTTAACATATTTTTATATTTCTTTCAATACATAGAACTTGCTTTTTTCATTAGAAAGGTGTATAATGGATGTGTAAAATAAGATATTTTACAAGCGATATCTGGTAAGAGGACTGCCTGACGCTCCACGCTTAAATGGGCTACGCTAAGGCAGATTCCGAACGGAAAAGTAAACGGGGTCTGATAAATTGCATCAGTAAATATCAGGAAACCCCACACTAAAACATAGGGGTTGCTAACCGATAAAAAAAAGCAACTTTAGTGGGAAGCAAGATGCCGTATGATGGGGGTAAAGTAAACGTATATACAAAAAAAGTTCATTTACATTTAAAGATTGGCTACAGTAAAAGAAGCAAGCAAATGCCTATAGTTTATTATATTCATTTATTAAAAAAATGAAGGGGGGACTATAGGGGGGAAGCTCTTCGGGGGTAAAGTAAATTATAATATATATAATATCTTGGTGCAAATATTATAACATAAAATATATCTATGTCAAAGAAAGTAAATTATGTTATATATGGTCTACCATCTTTAGTATATTTAATACCGATGGAAGAGGTTACGTCCGTTTTCATGTCTGCATATATTGGCGGTCGGCGTAGCAGTCCAAGTGTCATGGCAAGTGCATCAATAACGTCATCGTGTTTACCACTGGGGAATCGTTTTAACTGGTCTTCTAAATCCTGGCAATTATTTTTGTCATGGAATACTTTTCCATTAGCGTAGAATGGAATCAATCCTCTGATTTTACTTTCTTTATCTGCTCTTGTTCTTATTTCTTCTACTGGTAGATACTGACCTCTTTTTTGTCCTGCTAATCGTAAGTAATGAAATAATGATTGCTGATAACCCACGCTTTCCACTCCTATGTAGCCATGATATTTGTTGTAGTGGTTGTAGATTTCATCTATAACTTCACTTGGATTTGCTTTCCAGTTTTTATAATCTACTACGTATAAGTTATCATGTGCATCAAAGGCGACCGTCATAACAACAGAATCATCTGCACTTTCTTTCTGACTAATTGCCAAATCAACCGTAGTAATATATCTAACTCCCTTTGGCAACTCTTTCCAATATTTAAACCATTCAGTTTTAAAATCTGCGCCTTCTTCTGTTACTGGGTCTTGCTGATACAATGCACCCCAGTCTCTCATACCCACCGCTTTCTTAATATCTTCTAATGCCTCTGTATCATACTTATCAGGCCATAACGCCTCACCCTGCTTTCTATATATCTCATCCTCAACTGCCACCGCTGGAAATCTAACTACATCCCACTTTCCAAATCTAGCATTAGGATTATTACTCCTGCCCTTAATCCACTTACCTTGACTCTTATTATAAATTTGCCCTTTCTCACCCTCTAGTGCCAGCAATCTACCAGCTAGGTCATCGTCATGCCACCTGGTTTGGACTAACACAATAGCTCCATCTTTCTCCAACCTTGTAAACGCTGTAGATGTATACCAGTCCCATACCCTCTTCCTATACGTCTCAGATTCGGCCTCCTCTCTGTTCTTAATAGGGTCATCAATAATAAATATATTCGCACCTTTACCAGTAATCGCACCGCCAACACCTGTAGCCGTAAACCCTCCTCTACTACTCACCTTCCAATTAGTCGCACTCTTACTACCAGTCTGTAAACTACAGTCAGGAAATATAGCACCATGTAACTCATCAGCTACACACGCTCTAGCCTTTCTACCAAACTCCTCAGCCAAATCAGCACTATAAGAACAACATATTATCTCCTTATCAGTATTCCTACCCAAATACCAAGCAGGAAACTTAACTGTCGCTATCTCCGTCTTTCCGTGCCTCGGCGGCATGAACAACATTAGCCTCTTCGTACGCCCCATTGCCACATCCTCCAACTTCTTCGCCATCAACTCGTGATGCCAGTTCGGCCTGTAATCCTTCTGCATTACTATTGCATAATCCATCAACGACTTCCTCGCCATTGATAACATCGCTCGCGTTTCCTCCATTGAAACGTCCTCCACCAACAATGTCGTACTTTGCCCTTCTTTCAAGTAATCTTCTTGCTGCATCTTCACTTATATTTAAATTGTATTCAACCTTATTCTTTACATTCTCATCATTAAACATGTTCTTAAACTTACCCAATAACTCCAACGCCCTCAACTTATCAGCATCCCTCCTAGCCTCCTTGCTAATCTCCAATATCCTACTAATTATACTTTCAACACTTATACTCTTCTTGTCAAGTGCCTCCTTAATCAACTCCTTAACTCTCAACCCCTCACATAACTCTAACCCCTTCTTCATAACATATACCGCCCCCTGCTGCTTCAGACTAGGATATAACTGACGCATCGTCTTTATCACTTCACCATTATTCTCTACCAATTTATCCACAAACTCCCTAGCCTCTAACTCAGGTGCAAATATACTGTACCTCTCCAACTCCTCTATCGGTAACCCCAAAATCTCAGCCTTGTCCCTCATCCTACCCAACTTCATCTTCTCACTAACAGTCATAGCTCTAGTATACATACGCTTCCTACCCTTCTCCTCTTTGTCTTTTATATCTTCTTCTCCCATATATTACTAAATTAATTTTACACAATCATTATACTCTTTCCTCTAATAGAAGTCAATATCAATTTTAACATAGTTTTTTCAGTCATATACCCCTACTTATGTCTAAAGATGATACAATATTCATCTTTAAATCAATCTCTTAAATTAGATACCTTAGAATGTGCTACATTATGTGTCTAGTTATGTACTCAGGTGTGAGAACGTATGTACTCAGGAATTTGAAATATGTGAGAATTTTGTGAGAGAGAAGTATACCCCATACTTCCTTATGCGAAAACGGGGGGAGGAAAATTCTTCCCCACACCCCCTCCTAGGGCAGAATCTCGGGGAAAAATATGCTTGCCAGAATAAATATATATTTTCTAGTGTATAAATTTTATAGTCTTTCGGGTATGCTTGTTTTCTATTATGCATTCTTTCTTTTTATTTATTTTTCTTTTCTGTATATATATATTTATATTTATATATATATTAAATTATATATATATTTATATATATATAATAATATTTGGCTGGTATATATTATTAAATAAACAAAAGAAACCATAGCAAAGAAAATAAAGAAAGTGTCGTAATTA